TTATTGACCTATTGTTAAAAAATGATATGGTTAAAAAATTAATCAACCCTACTCTACATGATGACCTAGATGAAAAAGAAATTCTATTGGGTGGAGAATGGGTTATTGATGGTAAAGTTGTTACAGAACAAGGTCATATTTTTGATTACAACTTTGTTGATGACACTATTACTGATGCAAAAGTTTTTATTTTTGTGGAAACAGATATTAATAATGTATATAATGATTTTGCAAATTTCAACTTATATGTCAGTGTATTTGCAGATAAATCTCTAATTCGTTTATCTCAAGAATCAACTCCTACTAAACAAGAAATGAAGAATGAAGGATATGAAGGAAATCGTATTGATATTCTTTGTGGGGTAATTGATGAACTTTTAAATGGAAAAGACATCCAAGATGTTGGTAATATTAAACCTGCTATTATGGGATATATGAAGGTATATCAACCTAGTAGACAGTTTTATGGAAAAGTATTAACATATACTGTTAAGTCTTGGAATGATGGTGGTGATAGTTGTGGTTTTTAATAAAGACACACTAGCACCATTTTTATTATATAGTCAACCAATTCCATTTAATGAACAAATCACATTATATCCTATTACAATGAAAAATATAATGGAATTTCAAATGTATTCTCGTTCAATAACATTTCGTAAAGATAGCAGATTTGGTATTAAAGAGATTATTAAGATGACATATCTTGATTTTTTATTTTATGCCATGCTTCATCCTGAACTATCTGAATTAGTAGAAGATACTCCAGATTTGGGCAAATTCTTCTTTTATACAATTAATCTTCTTGGGCTTGTGTGTAAAGACCAACCTCTTGATATTAATGATGAAGGACAGATTAGGATAAATAATTATGTGATTAATGCAGATGAGTTTGATGATATAAGAAGAATTATCATTTTGCAAAATGGTATAGATTTTGATATAGATGAGTTTCTGAATTATGAAACTGAAAAAAGACTTCAAAAGGCACAGAAAGATATGAATAAAGGAAATGATACTGTTACAGTAGAAGATTATATTGATTCTCTGTGTTTAGTATTAAATGTTTCTGAGCAAACAATTATGGATATGTCTATTCGTAAATTTTGGAGACTTATAAAAAGACATGAACTTCATGAAACGTACACCATTATGAAAACTGGTGAGTGTTCTGGTATGGTTAAATTTAAAGACCCTATCAAACATTGGATGCGTTCTATTGAAGAAGAAGATAAATATGCTCATCTGAAAGCAGATGAAAATGAACTTAAAGGTAAGATAGGTTAATCCCTATCTTTATTTTTTTTTGTAAAAAAGAAAGTGAGGACATAACAATGGCAAATGAAAACAGCAATGTAAAATCTTTCCTTGTTTCTACTGCTGACTTTGCGTTCTATGTAAATGATGTACTGGCTTGTACAGGTACAGCAAACCTGAATACTTCCCTAGAAGTATCTATGCAGGAACAGAATGTAAACGGTGGTAAATACAATAAACTGCTGTACACATTCCTGTACAACAGAGAACTATCTGCTACACTAGAAGCGGCTAACTGGGATTTAAGATATATCGCAGCAAATGTAGGTTCTACAATCACAGAAGGTCTGACAGATGTTTACAAAATTGAAGAATGCGTAGATATCGTAGGTGGCGTAGGTACTCTGGCTTCTACTCCTATTGGCAATGTTGCAGTAATGTTAGCAGATGGTAATATTATTGAAGTAACACCTGAAGGTTCTGTAATTGATGTTTCTGGTAATGTGACAGAAGGTATGGTTAAAGCAACATACAGATATAATACAGTTGCTAGAACAGTAACAATCGATGCTGATACAACCCCTTATGTTGGTAAACTGGTTCTGGATGCAGATAGACACAACAACAAAGTTGGTAAAGTTGGTTCTGTTCAGATTATCATTCCTTCTTACCAACTGACAGGTAACTTCTCCATCTCCTTCTCTGCTGATGGTGTATCTAGTACAAATCTGGACGGTAAAGCACTGGCTGTAGCAGGTGAAAAATGCTCTGACGGTTCTTCCGTATATGCTCTAATCAAAGAATTTGATATGACAGCAACAGCAATGGCTGTAACAGACATTGCCGCTACACCTTCTGTAATGAATATTGCAGTAGACGAAGAAAAAGCAATCTCTGTTAAAGGTCTGAAAGGTGGCATGTATGCTCCTATCGAACTAGACAATGCTGATTGTGAATTCACAGTTGCAGAAGCAGGTATTGCTACAGTAACAGGTGGCGTTGTTAAAGGTGTTTCCGCAGGTACAACAAATGTAGTTGTTGCTTACGGTGAATATCAGGATGTTGTTCAAGTAACAGTAGCCTAATTGAATATTTGAGGGGAGTTCCCTCCCCTCTTTCTTTTAAATAAGGAGGTATCCAATTATGGAAGAAAAAATGAATATTGAACCTACAGTTATTGAAGAACCTAAAAAAACAAAACCTAAAAAACCAACACTGAAAAATAAAGAATGTAAAGTTTTACGCTTTAATAAAAAACATAGAACACTAGATATTATGTTTGATGAATTCGGACTACACTTTAATGGTGTAAAAAATGATTACTCTAATGTTGAAACAGTAAATGTTAAATATAAAGGTACTATTGGTAAGGCTAATTTTAGTTATCAGTTAGATGAATGATTATGTGTAAACATTGTTTTAAGAAGATGAATGACAGAACACAAAAAGAAATGTATTACTGTCAGTTATTAATGAGTGAGAAAAATGATTTGGGGAGATTATGTCAATTTCAAAGATATTGTAAAGATGAAAAAGGATATATTTTAAACGACCCAAAGCGTTGCAAAAATTATATGTGAGTTTGAATAAGAGTGTTGGAAATATAAATATGGGCAGGTGCTACATGAAAATCTTATTCAAATATAGATTAATGGTTATTATGTACTACTTGCCCATTTTTTACGATTTTATGAGGTGGACGTATGAGTAAGACAAAAGTATATGATAAAGAATACGCCACTCAGTTTAAAAATGAGATGTTGTATTTGAAAGAATGTGGTATCCCCTACTCTTGGGTGAATCAAGATAGTGAAACAGGGGTGTCTACTTGGAAATATAAAAAGACAGTAGAATTATTTACTGCTCTTGCTAAGTTTTATGAGAATGTTTATTACAGATGAGAGTTGATTTATATGGGGAGAGAATATTATTTAGATAATGCTGCTACAACTGAAGTTTATTCTGAAGTTATTGATACAATTTCTAATGTTATGCGTGATGTATATGGAAATCCTTCAAGTATACATCGTAAAGGAAATCAGGCACAAGAAATTGTAGATAAAGCAAGACAAATCATTGCCGATTATATTAATTGTGAACCAGAAGAAATTATTTTTACATCTGGTGCGTGTGAAGCAAATAGTTTGGCTATTTTAGGATACATGAAACAAAGATGGCATGGTATGACCGTATTTTGTACATCTCCTATTGAACACAAATCTATTATATCTATTGTAGATGGATACGATTTTGAAACTTGGAAAGCAGATTCTTGTTTTGAAATGTTAAAAGTAGATGAGAATGGTTTCGTAGATAATTTGGATATGAATGCAATTTTGGCAAATATATATCAAGATGGGTATACACCATTTGTTTCTATTCAAGCTGCTAATAGTGAGATTGGGACATGTCAAAACATTAAAGAAATTGCTGAAATTACGCACAGATACGGAGGTATCTTCCATTGTGATGCTACACAACTATTTCCACATCAACGCATTGATGTAAAGAAACTTGATATCGATATGATGAGTATGTCTGGTCAGAAAATTCATGCACCTAAAGGTATTGGTTTTTTATATGTTAAAGAAGGTATTGAATTAGAACCTTTAATTTATGGTTCTCAAGAAAAAGGTATTCGTGGTGGCACAGAAAACGTTCCTTATATAGCAGGTCTTGCAAAGGCTATTGAATTATTAGATTTTAAATTTAAAGTTACTGTAAATCCAGAGATTTTTCATGTAAGAAATTATATGGAACATCAATTAAAAAAGAAAATTAAAAATTGTATGATTAACAATGATTGGGGCTGTTGTTTGCCAAATCTTATCAATATTTCATTCAAAGATATTGATGCTCAAGATTTAATTACTTTATTGGATGCAGAAGATATTTATGTATCAGTTGGTTCTGCATGTAATTCTGGTAGCACAGAACCTTCTTATGTATTAAAAGCAATTAATGTACCTGACGAATATATTATGGGAACAATTAGAATCACTCTGCCAGATGATTTTGAATATGATGATGTAGACTATATTGTTAGTAGAATTGCTTACTATATAAATAATTTAAGAATGTTTGGAGAGAAATAAGTGTCAGATAGAAGTAAATATAATGTATCTAAAGATACTGAAAAGAGAACTTATGATGGAATAGTTTTTGATTCTGTTGTTGAAATGAAATATTATCGTGATGTTCTTTGTCCAAAAGTATCAAGTGGAGATGTTGTTTCATTTGAATTACAAAAGACGTATGAACTACAGCCAAAATTTGTACATAATGGTAAAACAATTCAGTCAATTAAATATGTGGCTGATTTTTTTATTGTTTATAAAGATGGACATGAAGAAGTGATAGATACTAAAGGATATCCTGATTCTTTGGCTAAAATGAAAAAGAAAATGTTCATATATAAATATCCTGATATTGATTATACATGGATATGTTATGTAAAAAAATATGGTGGATGGATTACATATGAAGAATATCAAACATTTCAACGTGAAGAAAAGAAAAAGAAAAAATTGGAGGGCAAAAAATAATGCCTTTAGTATTAGTGGATGAATGTTGTTCTTGTGCTTCTGGTGGGTATCCATGCAGAGGTAATTTATGTCCTTTAAGGAATGTTCCACACTTATTATGTGATGATTGTGGAGAAGAAACAACGTTATATTATTATGAAGATGAAATGTTATGTCTTGATTGTATTAAAGATAGATTGCATGAAGTTGATATAAGAGAGGTAGATATAGATGAATACTATTAAATTATGGATTGCCATGAAGAAAAAAGAAATTGAATTTAAATTGATGGCTTATACATATGGTATTAGATTTATGGATGAAAAAGAAGATTTAGTTAAATCTCTTTGGAACATTTATGAAGTTATGAAGAAAACTCCTATGAATGAGTTACAAGATAGATTTATTATTGAAATGGCATCTTTAGCACATGAACAAGCACAAAAAGAAAGACAAAAAGAAAAAGAAGAAATGAATGATGCTGAATGAAGTTAAAAGCATTTGATATAAAAAAATTAAGATATCCTAATTCTAATTTGACTTATGAGCAAGTTCTAAGAAATGAAATTCATAGGTTTAAAGATATATTGCAGAAATATATTGTTGCTTATTATAATTCATATTCTCCAAATGTATATATTAGAAAATCACATGGGGGAAATTTATTAGAATCTTTAACTGTTGATGATATTGTACAGATTTCAGCAAATGGAAAACAACTGATTTGTAAAGTTTTAATTAATGAGAATGCAATTCACACTTCTGTTGTTGATAAAAAAAGTTATGGCAATGCTTTCTGGCTTATGAATTATGGTTGGGAAGTTGGAGAAGATGTGTCATTTCATGATAGATATAGATTTGGTTATTTTGAAGGTGCTCATTTCTTGGAAAGTGCAATTGAGGAATTTAAAAATACAAATAAATATGGTCTTACAATAAAAATTGAAGAACCATTAATGTTTTATGGATATTAACAGACTGGGCTTAATCACCAGTCTTTTTTAATTTAAAGGAAGGTGATAAACAATGCCTAGAAATGTGGATGGCGAAATCATTGTTGGTATTGATATACCTGCGTCAACCAAAATTGTAGAATCTGACATAAGAAAATTATTGCAAAATTTAACAACTCTTGAAGCAAAAATAAATCATGCTGATTTAACGGATAATGCAAAACAAGAGTTGAGAAAACAAATAAATGATATTAAAAATTTAACAGCAAATGTGGAACATCTTGCCTTAGATGATACTGCTAAACAAGAATTCAGAAATGCTGTTGGAAAAGTAAATAATTTAACTGCAAACATACAAAATGTTAAGTTAGACCCCTCTTTTCAAAAAAATTTACAGACTGCTTTAAATGGTCTAACTGGTCTTACAATTAATATTAGCGGATTCAATATTAATCCTAATGCAGTTAAAAATGCAGGTCAACAAGTAGGGAAATTAATAAGTGATTCTGCAATGAAAACGATTGACAGAGTTACTTCTGAAGGAATTGAGATTCCTTTTACTGTTTCTTCTCAAGGTAGCCAAGCATTTAAAGACCAAATGAAGAAATTAGTTGCTGATTGGACTAATAATAAAGGTGCTTTAACCGATATCAAGATTAATACATCTACTTCTTGGGATAATAAATTACAACAAAATGTTGAAAAATTAACTGGAGCAGTTGTAACATATAATAATGAACTTGGTGAAACAATTCAAAAACATATTGCTTTAAGAAAAATTGGTGAAGGTACTGATAAAAAAGGCAATAAAGTTGATAAAATGGGATTTGTTGAAACAAGTGCCATTTATCGAAAAACTTTGAACGTTGCTTCTGTTGCAATGGACAAGTTTGAATCAAAACAAAAAATTGCTTCTGCAAGGATTGAAAACAATCTTAAAAGATTAGCAAGAGAATATTCTGACCCAAATGCATCTAAACCAATTAATGAACAAGGACACATTTCTTCTCTTGCAACGCAGTATGATAAGGTAAAACAGGCTATTGCTGATATGCGTTCTGCAAGTAAAGATACTTTTGTAGATGCAGAATTAGAAGCAAAGAAACAGATTTCTATTTTACAAAGTTTAGTAAAAGAATATAGAAATGCTGAAACTGTTGCAAGTAAAATGAAAGCAGTTGATATTAGTTCTGGTGTACAGATTGCAACTGCTGATTTCAATAAACTTAAAGCAGATGCACAAGGTTTGGGCTTAGATATTACTAAATTAGAGAAAGCATTTGAAAATTTAGAAAAAACTCAAACTGCAAGTAATTTAAATGTTTTTAATGATGCATTAAGAACTTCTCGTGCTGAATTACAAGCATTAAAATCACAAATCAATGCTGATAGCAAACAAGAAATTTTTAATGTAAAAAAACAAGGATTAACAGAAGCCATTAAAGAATGGAAGAAATTACATCCTGAAGCAAAAAATTTTAATAAAGAAATTGATGGTGTTAATACTACTGTTGATAGTTTATTAAAAAGATTAAAAAAAGTATCTACAGATGCAGACCTTAGAGGAATTACATCTGTTTGGGAAATGTATTCTAAGTCTGCTGAAAAAGCATATAAAGATACTGAAAAAATATATCAACTTGCAGACATAACTGCAAAAAATCTTCTTCATATTTCTGTACCACAGAGAGGTACAAATAATGTAATGCCAGTAATTGAAAAAATGGCTAGAGATAATAATTGGTCAAATTTCAATGTTAGTGGTGTTCAAGAAGACGATGGCAAGATTAAAAAATTAACTCTTACAGTTACAGAAGCAACTGGAGAAATTAAGAAATTTAATCTTGAAAGAAGAAAAATGCAAAGTGGCGGTCAAAACTTTAATGGATTGCTCCAAGTTGGAGATGTACAAGTTATTAAAACTGCTACTCAAGCACAATATGAATTAAATAAAGCACAGAGAGAATCTGATGCAAAAACATTATTCTCCAGACAAAAAGAAGCATATCAAGAAATTTGGAATATCAGAAAACAACTTGCAAAATTGGATGAAACTGATGAAACTAATTATGCTCATGTTCAAGCACTTAAAGAAGAAGAAAAAGTCTGGAAAGATATTTGTGAAAGTGCGACTTTACAGTTAAGACTTTATGAAGATATTATAACAGCACAAGAACGTTCTGTTGCTTTAAGTGAAATTAAAGATAAAGCACAAAGTAATATCAATATTCAACAAGGCAAAGATGCATCTAAAATTGCAAAAGCAGAACAACAAGAAGATATTGCAATTGCAAATAAATTACTTTCTGACCAAAAAAGAAAATATGAAGAAATTTGGAAGATAGAAAAGCAGATTGCATATGCAAGTGAAAATGGTAAAACAAATCTTGTTTCTCAATTATCAAGTAGAAAATCTGATTTAGAAAAAGAATATTCCATCATTTCTAAAGAATTAGATAAATATGATGCAATTATTGATAGAGAAGAACAATCTGCGAAATTAGCAGATGTTCGTGCAAAAGCAGAACATGAAATTTTATCTATTACTGCAAAAGAATTAGATAAAATGAATGATATTGCTAAAAAGGAAGAAGAACGTTTAGCAAAGAAAGCACAATCTGACCATGATGCTAAACAAGCCATGTATGAAAAATTATGGTTTGATTATGATAATGGAAATCTTAATAAAGTAAAAACAATCGATGATAATGTAGCAAATAATACATATGCTACACAAATCAACGATTTAATTACTAAATATAAACAATATGGCTTAACTGTTGACCAAGCAGAAGATAAAGTAAGAGAATTACGTTCTACTTTGGCAACAATGAGTAATGCTGATAAGTCTGCTGAAGAAAGAATCAAAGCAGAAGAACGTTATCAACAGGCATTAAAAAAAAGTCAAAATGAAGTAAAAGTGTATTCTCAAAATCAACGTGGTCTTGCCACAGACCAACAGCGTTTGGCTTTGGCAAATACTATGGAAGCATTTTTACAGAAAAATACTAGAATTACTGCAAAAGCAAGACAAGAAACAGAAATGTATATTGCCACTCTTAGAAATTTAAATTCTGAGATGACAGTAGTTGCTAAGAACGAAATTAATAATTCTTTTAAACAGATGCAGAATAATATGCGTGTTCTTGGCAAACTTGGCTATGCCTTAAAAGACCAGATGAAACAAGCAACTGGTAGTTTTGTTCAATGGTTCTCTGTAAGTAATTTGGTTATGAGTGGCATTTATCATGGTAGAAGTGCCATTACAGAACTTAAAGAAATTGATACATACTTAACAGAAATTAGCAAGGCTAATAATGAGTTAACAAAATCTGAACTTGCAGATATTGGTAATCGTTCTTTTGATATTGCAAGTAATTATGGTAAAACTGCTACAGACTTCTTATCTGCTGTACAAGAAGCATCTCGTGCAGGTTATAAAAACGCAGAAGGAATTGCTGAATTATCTACTGCGGCTCAAGGTGCAGGTGACATGACTTCTGATGTTGCAAATCAAATGTTAATTGCAACAGATAAAGCATATAAAATGAATGGTGCTGTTGATTTATTAAGAAATACCCTTGATGGTATGAACTTTATTACTAACAACAATGCCGTTAATATGACTGAATTATCTGAGGGTATGACAATTGTTGCATCCACTGCCGCTTCTTTTGGTGTTGGTGTTAATGAATTAACAGCAGCATTAGGTACAATGTCTGCAACAACACAGCAAAGTGGTTCTGAAGTTGCTCGTGCTTTTAGGGCTATCCTCTTAAATATCAGACAAGTTTCTGATGAAGAAGAAGGAATTGATGCAGAAGGTTTAACAAAATATGAAAGAGCATGTAATGCTTTAGGGGTTAAATTAAAAGAAACAAAAGATGGGGTTCTTTCTTTGCGTGACCCTATGGAAGTTTTGAAAGAATTATCTGAAGAATATGTTAAACTTGATGAAAGTGATATCCGTAGAACTAATTTACTGAATTCTGTCGGTGGTAAACTAAGAGCAACACAATTAGATGCTTTATTACGTCAATGGTCTATGTATGAAAAGATGCTTGGCGAATATGAAGCAGGTATCGGCTCAATGGCAGTCGAAGCAGAAAAAACTGCTAACTCTTGGGAAGGTAGTTTAAATCGTTTAAGTAATACTTTTGCTGACACTATTGGCAATATTGCAAATTCTGATGGTGTGATTACACTCATCAATTCTTTAAATGAATTATTACAAATTATAAATAAATTAACTGATTCTTTAGGGTCTTTTGGCTCTATTGGTATGATTGGTTCTGCCATTTTAGGCGGTAAAGGGTTAGGATAAACATAGTTTACTGTCCCCTTCTATAAGATTATATATAATGCCATATAATTAACATAGAGGGTGTTTTACAAGATTATTCGTTGATTGAGTAAACTAACCTTGGATTGAAATATCCTAAATTGTCGAATATCGGGAGAAGCCGTAATCCTAGGAATAGGTATCTGATGGATGAAATAAAAGCGTGAAAACGTTCCTGACGAGATATATTGAAGATGGTAGTCCCGACCCGTTATGCAAATATGATGAAAGTGTGATTTCAAGTATAACGGGCTACAGGGTGACAAGACATGGGTACACACAGGCATAATTGTGTGTTTCGCCACAACATACACTCGGCAACCTTGGGGAAAGCCCATGAGAAGCGAACAGAGAAACGAATAGGGTCTTCCCTACTCTGCTTAGTACATATCACACAATAATACTTGGAATAAAAAAGGTAGAGGATGTTACTCCCCTACCCTTTTCTTATTTTGCACCACAATAATATCCTTCTTTAAATCCCATTTCAAGTTTAAATAAAATTTCTGCATGAAGCAATTCTTCCATATCTAAGTAGGTATTTTCTGGAATGTTATTGATAAGTAATGTTTGAAGTTCTTGATAAATTGGGTCATTTTCAATTAAATAATAGTTTGTGGAATTAAGATAATTTTTAAAATCTTCTTTATACATACTACTTTCCTCCTTTTTCTAATCTTAATGTTTGCGAGGTTATGTATCTTTTAGAAAAAGGATTTACCATATAAAGATGAATTATAAAAATAAAATGTTGGATAATGTTATACCTACAATCTCGCAAATTTTAGCACACAATAATCCTAAGAATATGGCACTAAGTTTAATTAATATTTCTAATTGGGATTTTGTAAATTGTGATGTAAAATAAGTTTTAATTTTTTGAAGCATAGATGTAGAGATTTGATATATTACAATTTTCCAAGGATTGTATTTATATTATACCATAAAAATAAAGCGTAGTAAACTATGGAGCAGATGGTCAAATCTCTAATATTTTTAGCGAATATAAACAGGCTAAATTAGTGTCTCAAAGTTCAGCAAATTTTGCAAATCAAATTTTTGCTATGAATAATGATACTTTTAAAACTAAAGATTTAGATGCTTTCGCTAAAGGAATCGGCAATGTAAATTCTACTGTATTACATTCTGCAAAATTAATGCAAGAAGGTAAATTAAGTACCGATGATTTCAAAAAAGTAGTCGCAGGTACAGTTCCTAAATTAGATGATTTTGCAATGAATTTAAAGAACATAGCATTAAATATGGGTGCTATGTTAGCAGTGATGATTGCTATTAAAGCAGTAACTTATATAGTTGATGAATTATATGTTTCTTTTGAAGAACAGAAAGAAATTGTTGAAGATTTGACTAATAGTATTGATGAACTTCAATCTGAATATGACACTTTAAAAGCAGATGGTTCTGGCTCTAATGCAGAATTAAATTATCTGAAAAAACAGATTGATTATAAAAAAGATTTACTTGAAATTGAAAAAGAACGTCTTGCTTTAAAAGATATAGAAGAAAATATGCCAGATTTATCTAGTGATACTGGCACATCTGGTGGTCATGTTAATGCTACTTGGACACCAGATGATATTGCTGAATCTGATATTCAAGAAGATTTAAGACAACTTGAAGCAATTCATAATCGTATGGAAGATATGCGTAAGAATGGCACGAATAATGCTAGTAACTATGTATATCAAAATCAACTTGCTGAAGAAGCAAGATATATGCAATCTTTAAGTGATAATATTGGATATCTAAAAGAAGATTATGCTGAAATTGCCGAAGCAAAGGCTAAACTTGAAGAATATATTTCTGATGGTATTTTAAAAGGTTATAATGCTGAAAAAGCAAAAGAGCAAATTATAGAATATCAAAAAGAACTTAATAGATTAGACCCCATTATTTTAAATGCTGAGATTGAATTAGGTACTGCAAATTTTGAAGATAAATATAATGCATATTTAGATAAAATTAAAAAGGCTAATTCGATGGAAAATCTTGGGGTGTCTGAAGACAAATACCGTGATGTTGGATATGGTGGAACACTTATAAAATCTAGTGAATTAGATAGTCTAATTGATAAAAATAAAGAGTTAAACACCACATTCCAAAGTGGCGAAATAACTGCATCTGAATATTTTAATAGCCTATCAAAAATGTTTGAAAAAGGTGGGAAAATTGCAGATGCTTATGACAAACTTGATTTTGACCGTGTTGCAAATGAATCTGGGAAATGGGTTCTTAATAGTACAGACTATTTAGAAGAAACTGTTTCACAATTAGTTTCTCAAATAACAGATGCAACATATGAAGTAACAAATGCTTTTGCTCGTGGAGATATTTCTGTTAAAGAATATTACGATTCTTTACAAGAAAGTGCTGATGCACAATTAAAAGCATTGAAGACAACTAATAAATTAACTATAGGAACAGATGATTTGGCTTATGCTACAGAAGATAGTAGTGAACAGACCAAACAAGCAGTAGAACATTATAATGAATTACACAATCAATTAGAAGAAATGGATATCATGGAACAATTGGTTGATGTGAATACTAAATATGCTGACACATTAGATGATATTGGTACTGCAACAGAAGATATGTTGAATGATGCATCTATACAGAATTATGTATCAGAAGCATCTAATGCGGTTGCGTCTTACATGCAACAAATGCATTCCTATTATGAAACTACTGGACAAGATTTTCAGACTTTAGTTAATTATTTTAATGAAGTTGCAGGTTCAAGTTTTACAGCACAAGAATTGTTATCTAAAAATAGTGCGGATATTATTTCTGATTATTTTGGGGATACAATGTCTGGCGTTACTGATTTGGCAACTGCTATTGCAACAATGACAGGTGATGTTATTGCTGATGGTGCAAGTAAAATTGGTGATGTATTAACTGCATTGGGAGATACAATCTCTAACTTTGATTATATATTAAATATTAGTACGGAAGGTTTTGATATCCCTTGGTCTGATATTATTACACTAAAAGGAATATCATTGCCACCAATAAACGCCGCAATTAATTTTGATGGTTCTGGAGAATCTGTTGGTGCATTAGGTGATGCAATTAAGGGTGTTGGGGATTGGGTAAAAACTGATGCTACTCAATTGGCATTAAAAAATATTATTGGCAATTTTGATAGTTGGAAACCTAAGAATAATGGTTCTGATTCTACATCTCCATATACTTCACTCGATTCACCTACTGATAAAGATTCTAGTGGAGGTTCTGGTTCTTCCAAAGACCCTCATGTTGCAGAAATTGATAAATATAAAGAACTGACTGATGCAGTTGAAGATTATGACCGTCAATTAGAAAGACTTGAAAATGCCTATGACCATACAGATAATGTAAAAGAACGTATTGGTTTGAAACAAGCAGAAATTCAGATTTATCAGAGACAGAAAGATGCTATTGATGCATTAAATAAGGCTCGTGATGTTGAAATTAGTCAAAATGTTGAATTACTGCGTAAGCAAGGATTTAAGATTACATATGACCCTAATACTGAACAATTGATAATTCATAATCGTGAACATATCAATGACTTGTCTCAGGATATTATTGAAACATATGAAGACCTAATTGAAACAACTGATGAACTGAATGATGCCAATAAAGATTCTGCTGACCAATGGGATGAATTAACTTATGCTATTGTTGATGCAGGTAAAGAGTTGACTGAACTTCGTATTGAACAATATGAAAAATATATAACAGAGCAAGAACATCTGTTAAAACTACTTGCTAATCGTGACGATGCTCTGAAACAAGACCTTCCTATCTATGATGATATGATGGATGCTACACTAAAAATGTGGCAAGAACTTGTTGATGACGGTTATGAAAAAAATAAAGAGCAGATTCAAGAATTAGAAGAAGCATGGATGGACTTCTATGATTCTCGTATTGAGCGTGAAAAAGAACTTCTTGAAAAACAATTAGATGATAATGATGATGCACTAGATGCTATTATTAAGGTTATTGAAGATGAAATTGAAGCCATTGATGACCAAATTGATTCTTTGAAAGAAGCGAATGATGAACGTAAGAAAGCACTTGAACTGCAAAAAGCACAGGCTGAATTAGATAAACAACGCAATCAAAAAACTAGATTAGTTCTGCGTAAAGGCAAAGGTTGGGTTTGGGAATCTGATGAAGATGCTGTTAAAGAAGCAGAAGAAAATGTTTCTGACCTAAAATATGAACAGCAAGTAGATAAACTTGAAAAAGAAAAAGAAAAATTAGAAGATTTAAAAGAGTTGTGGGAAGAAATTCCAGACATTAAACAGAATGAATGGAATGAACAACTCATGATTGATAAACTTGGTGCTGATGCTGAAGAAGATATTTTAAGTGGCAGAATCGATGTTATGGAAGATTTCAGAGATGACTACACTGATATTCAGCAACAAATCAAGGATAAGACTGACGAACTTGAACAACATACCAGTGATGCGTATACAAAGATTGTAAAAGAATTTGAAAGACTTGCTAAACTTGCAGGTATTGATTTTAACCTAGATGATGGTGAAAAGATTACAACTACACAATCTTCTTGGTATGTAAATAAAAATGGTAAAGCCCCTTCTCAGGCTCAAGTTGGAGATATTGTATACACTAAAGGTGGTACATATCGTATTACAGCAAAAGATGAGAATGGTAAGTTTACTAGCGAAAAGATTAATGATAAATCTACTGACATTGCTGAAAACCAATGGGGCAAAAAGATTTCTGAACGTGTAATTGCATCTGGGGAAGATGTTGTTGATTCTGTAAAAGATATTATTCGCACTAATGAAGATTTGGTTGATGCTGAAAGACGAAATATTCTAACAAGTGAAAATCTATCCAAATATATTGTAGATGGCAATACTATTACAGAATTTAATAGTGATGTTATTGATGATAATACTGATGAAACAGAAGATTTATCTGATGATACTGAAGAAAATAGTGAAGTAACAGAAGACAATACATCTGAACTAAAAATTTTAAACAATAATCTTGAAAATCTTGAAAAATTATCTCTTGAAGAATTACCAGAAGACCCCTTTGAAATGCTTGACTGGGGTTCTATGACAACAGATGAAAAGAACTGGATTAATCAGATGCGGGATGCATACATGATTGCCCTAGAACAAGGTAATGAAGTGTTTGCAAATCAGATTCTTGGCATGTTGTCTGACTTCCAAGCAGGTTATGGTGACGAATATATTCAGATTGGTAAAGATGCTTATAATGCCGCTACAAATCCTTTTGGATATGAAGGAAAAACTTCAACTGGAGGTGGTGGTGGTTCTGGCACTGAAGATAGAATTGCCGACCTGAAATGGCTAAAAAGTAAAGTTGATGAAGACCCTAGTAAGTGGTCTGATAAGTTTAAAGATACTTTGGAACGAGCAATTGCTATTGAAGAATATGGTTCTGGCACTGATTCTTATAAATATAACAATGGTTATATGACAACTACCATTACATCTGCCACAAATGAAGCAGAAAATTATATGACTGCTGAAGAAATCAAGATGAAGTATGACTATGAACATGGTAATACTAATAACGGATATGACCCTGAAAAGATGGCAGAAACAGTTGCAGATAGAATTGCAGAAGCAATTGAAGATGGTGCTGACAGTATTTGGGGTGGATTCTTACCTAAAGATTTTGATTATGCTACAGAAGTAATTAAGGATAATGAAGAATCTTTGAAAGATTATATTAAATCTACTACATCTGGCTCTAGCAGTGGGAATAAAACATCTAGTCAAAAGGCTATGGATGATAATAAAGTATCACAATCTGATAGAGATAAAATTGCTGATGCTCAAAAGAAATATAATGAAGCAAAAGCAAAAGGTGATACTCAAGGAATGGCTGATGCCCATAAAGAAGCAGAATCTATTCGTAATAGTTATGGTTATTCTGGTGGTGTGGATGGTTCAGAAAACATCAGAACAACATCTGCTAATACCAAGTCTGTGAGTGAAAACACCAAGGCTACTACTTATAATGCAGATTCTACTAATGATAATACAGATTCTATGGATGCTAACTCAGATTCAGTAGATAAAAATACTAAATCTAATGAAAGTTTAGGGGAAAAATTAGATAAAGGATTGACAGTTAATGTAACTGGAACTGGTTCTGGTAGTGGTAGTTCTGGTAGCAAAGGTGGTTCTGGTGGAGGTAGTTATGGAAGTAATTCATTGCCATCAGAAGGTAGAGTAAAATGGACGAAAACAGATAATGGTGATGGAACAACAACACATACTGCAATTGGTAGTGATGGTAGTACCAAAGTAAGTTACACTACAAAGAATAAAAAAGCAAAAGGTGGCTTAAACCTTAAAGGTGATATTTATAATGTCAATGAAAAAGGTGATGAAATCGTTCTGGATAAACCAGAAGAAGGAAATTGGATTCGTATTAATACTGGTGGTACTGTAATACCTCATGAAGCCGCTGAAAATATGTGGGAATTTGGTGCTAATCCTAAAATGTTTTTATCTGATTTACTTGGTTATGATGCTATGAAGATGAATCAGCAAATGGTTTATATGGGTGGCACTGGCGAATCTAAGACTATTATTGAAAACCATTATCATGACATGCATTTCC